TCTATTTTTCCACCCTTTTTAAAACCTTCAGGCTTTTTTCTAGATACCTCTCCTCCTTTATTTTGTGCCTGTCTTTCAGCCATTTGAGCTTGTCTTTCAGCTAAAAACCTAGCATGGTCGTGTTGTTGATTAGTCTGTTGTTTCTGATGCGTACGTTCACTTTCTTTAAGAGCTACATCTACCCCCAGTTTAGCTGCCATTTCATCTTGCTTTGCTCGCAGTTGGTTTTGTGTATCTTGCATCTTAGCTGAAAGTTGTGCACCTGTAGACTGTTGTTGAGCACCAATACGCTCACGATCAACTTGTATCTTCATAGCTTCCAACTGTGCATCAGACTGATCTTTAGCTACTTTGCGTTGCAGATCCTGAGCTTTAAGTTGTAACTCTTGTTGTTGCATTTGTATCAACGGGTCTTGAGCTTGCTGTTGCGCTTGTTGCGCTTGAGCCTGTTGTTGATTTTGCTGTAGCAGTTGTTGTGATGCTTGAGCTGCTAATTGTGAAATCTGAACTTCCATACTATCAGGAATAGTTACTTGATTATCAGTATCGTCTTCACCGTAACTTGGTATATTCATACCCATAGTTTGTTCAATTTGTTTCCTGTATTCGTATCCTAAGTGCTCATTAATATGTGCAGACATTGCCGCTTGTAATGCAGCTAGAGCTTGTGGGTTTTGACCCATAGACTGTTGAATAACCATTTGAACTTTAGGATCTTGCATAGCAGCCATGTGTACAGCAATATGAGCTTGATGATCTTGGTATAAAAATGCTTTAACAGGTTTGTTTTTAAGGATGTTTTGATTCTCTGTGACTGGGTCACGAGGTTTCATATCATCTTCCATAGGCACTAACTTCTGATAGTTAGGTATACCTAATACTTCAAGCATCTGCCTATGCAAGACAGGCATGTTATAAAGCTGTGGAGATTGCTGTGCTAGTTGTAAGGCTGCTTGGTATTGGACGACTTTTTGTGCCATAGTTGCGGCATTTGGGTCAGAGACAGGTAAAACATACACCAAATCATAATCAGCTTTCTTAGCGTGTCTACTACCTTCAACTGGTTCATAAGCATATTCCTCTGGGCAATAATCCCTAATAATGTCACGTAATAAAATAAACTCTTGTTTCATCGAGTAATGAATCCGCGACTGAACTGCACTCATTACTTTAAGGGTTCGCTCGAGAACAGCCAATGTTGTACCAACAGGACTATTAGAGGACATGTCAGAGACAGCAAGATCAGCAGCCCCAGCAAAACGGCGACCTTCATCAACGATTCCTTGTAGCAAAGTTAAAAGAGTTTGGCTTGGTTCTTTGTATGGCAGTGGCATAAAGTTGTCGCGCATCACGCCAGATGGTACATCCACATCTCTCCATTCACCCGGAGCAATCGGCGTATCATCACCTTTAACTCTTAGTCCTCTAGTTTTAAAGCCCCCTGGAAGATTACTGAGAGTACCCGCATCAACCAACTGACGAAGGATTGAAGTACTAGACTTGGCGAAAGCACCAATAAGATGAATAAGCCCAAAGCAATAAAAGCCAAAACCCGGCACATACCCATAGTGAACGAAGTGATTACGTTTTTTACATGATTCATCTTCAGGATCCCAATTTCTGCGAATTGAAAGAATAGTGCTAGTACCTTTTTCAATAGTAACTACGTAAGGCAAAGCAATGTCAGTTTTATTACCATCGTGATCTTCATGTTCAAACCCTTCTAAATTGATTTCAACATGCATCTCTAACAACTTAAACCGATCATCCGTTGACGCTCTAAACCCAAGCTTATCAGCTATCTTCTTCTCAACGTCATCCATAGTATTGGAAGGTTCACCAAGGTCTACATCTCTGTAAAAACCCTCATACTGCAATCTGCGTATCTCATTCTCAGTCTTACGCATTACATGGGTTACACGTTCTGCAGACTCAAGGCTTGATGCACCATACGGTACAACTACATCTTCAGCAGGTACATACATAGACACTTGACGGGTTAAGTATGGATCATAATATACTTTCTTAAACGCATTACCTGCTAATCCTAAGCCCCATAACATACGCTCATGCTCTGGTCTATATTCAGTCATAACATCAGTAAGCTGGTAGTTCATATCGTCCTGAACACGCTGTGCAGCTTCTTTTTTATCTTCTGTTTCTTTACCAATAATTTGTGTTTTAACTGGACCAGATGCAGGGAATGTAGCTGTAATTGTTTCAGCTTGGAATTTAATAACAGCTTCAGTTAATAGTGGGTGATACACACCACATGCGCCTTCCCAAGGCTCTGAGCGTTCTTCCATCTTAAGGCCTAATAACTCTAACCCATCAACATAAGTTTGAACCCAGTCTTTACGTGCGCTTACATCAGACTCAAAATCATTAATAAGATCAGAAGCTAGAGACTCTAAAACTGACTCATCAATCTCCTCAGCAAGGTTTGCACCAAACTTCTCAGCATCAACTTCCTTTTGGATCTGAAGAATGATCTCATCACCTTTACTTATCGTTACCGACTCAGGATCTTCAATCTCAATCTCAAGAGGCTCTTGGTTTGGATCTTCTTCTTGATCTATGGCATCTAAGCCCATGGGGGCTGGGTTTACACTCTTGTCTATCATTTTGTTTCCTTAATTATATTTTAAAACTCACAACACAGCCTATTAAGCTAACTTGGTCATACATTTTAATTGCTTGTTCTGTTGTTGGTGGCTCTGCCATAGGTTCACTTCTTACATGCGCCAGTGCCCTTTCAATAGTTAATCGCTGTCTTTTAAGTTGGGTGCGTGTTTGAAAATAACTTTTTATCTTTTCAATTAGCCACATTTTGTTTCCTTAACAGCTGGGGGTAATAAGGCTAAGAACATATACAGCGGCACCTAGTAGCACAGCACACCCTATAAATTCCATTAAACATTGTCTAAACATATTCATAATTCTAATCTCTTTAATAATAGGCTGCTTGTCTTGGTGTAAAATCACTATTCATATCATCAGAGTCTAAGCGTAAGCTTAAAAACCCGCCTTTGCGAAATCGGGATATTCCCATAGATACACAATCCACATAGTCATCATGTTGCCCCGCTGGAAACGAAGCCACTTCTTCTATAACCTCATCTGCCCAACGAGTATTTGGTACCCATACTCTACCAGATGCAAATACATCAGCAACTGCATTTAATCTAGAGATCTTATCATTACCACGAGTTGGTGTAAATTCTGATACCGGAACACCCGTTGCTCGTAATTCGTAAATTAAAGGCGCACCAGAAGCTTTTTTCTCTATGATCAACGCATCGGGTTGCCAATACTTATACTCATCTAACACAGCCTCCTTGAGCTTAGGAAACTCCATACGGTCACGTTTGGCATCAAGCATAATAATATTAGCTTGCGTTATTCCATTTTCATCAGCGTGATAGAACACTCCCCAGGTAATACATGCAGAATAGTCTGCTCGGTTGTGTTTCTCAAACGCAGTATCCCATGTTTGCAGTATAAAATCTGTAGGGGGTGGAGAATCATGCTCCCATTTTTGCCACCATTCTCGTTTAACTATAGCTCCTTCTTCAGAAGTTGGGTTCTGTTGATACTGCGCTTGCCATTTTGATACATCAATAGCATTGCGGGTAGCCTCAAGCTCCTCTATTGTCCAAAACTCAGGCCATAACGGTTTGCCAGAAGGTAAAATAGCAGGTAATTCTACCACACGCCACTTATCTCCACCCCCGTTTAACTCTTTTTGCCTAACTTGTCCACTTAAATCTCGTTTCGACCAGCGGGTTTGGACTATAATTATTGCTCCGCCCGGCTGTAGCCGCTGACGAGGCCCAGATGTGTACCATTCATACACTTTGTCATAGATCTCAGGGTTACTTGCGGCTATTGCAGCCTCTTGTTCCGAGTGCGGATCATCAATAATCAAGATGTCTGCACCAATACCTGTTACAGCACCACCGACACCGATCGCAAAGTAGTTACCACCAGCGCTTGTGTTCCATCTACCTGCAGCTTTAGAGTCACTTTGCAGCTCAACGCCTGGAAACACTTCCTGATACAACGGATTGGATACTAAGTTACGAACTTTACGACCAAAACCTACAGCAAGCTCGGCTGTGTGCGAGCATTGTATAATCTTTTTGTCAGGGTACTTACCTAGAAACCACGCAGGTAATAAATAAGACCCAAACTCAGACTTAGTGTGCCTAGGACCAAGGTTAATAATTAGCCGTTTATTCTTGCCGTTAACTACTTTTTCAAATTCTTGTGCCATTCTGGCGTGATGGCGCCCATAAATAAATCCAGGCCATACCTTTTGCACAAATGCTAAGAAATTCTCCTGCGCAAAATCGCGCTCATGGCGTCTGCGTAATTCATCAATCAGCTCAATAAGTTTTGCTCTCTCACTAACTGGCGCAGCTGCAAGTGCAGCAGTGAGAAAATCTTCGTCTAAAGATACACTGCTTAGATGATCGCTCATTCGTCTTCGTCTACAGAGTCTTCTTCCTCATCAACACTATAACCACGCAGTTCCTCATCAGTAAGTTCTTGCACAACTTGCTTCTCAGTCTTAGAGTAGTTCTTTAATAGGCCCCTGAGTTCAGACTCTAGATCAGATGTCGGCTTATCAGCCACAGAGACTTCAATCTTGGTTGTAAATAAGCCAATCTCGGTAACACGACCTAGTGTCTCTAACGCCTTGAGCGCAGTTTTTTCATCTTCAGATTCATCTGCCAATCTAAAAAGTTTTGCCAAAATAAATTGGCGCATTTTATTGGTAGAATTTATAAGTTGATAGTCGTAGCGAGACAGCAAAGATTCCAATGCCGCTTGCTCGGTTAATAGGGGTGGGTTATTACCATGAGGGTCACTCATGTACACTACTTTTGACTTATCTCTCTCATCAAAAATAACGTCTATTGCTTCTGAATCAATATGTCTTGCCATTCTGTCTACAGGTTGGGTTGTAGTTTGTTGAGTATTTGTAACATGGTTTTTTAAAATTTACAATATAAAATTTTTTATTGATGGAATATAAAGACATAGGGGGTGTTTCTAAAAATTAGATATAAAAATTTTTGTATTGACATATTGTAAATAGGGAGGGGGTAATTTGGGAAATGGAATTTGAAAAATGGAATTTGGCTGAGCGTAATACTAGTGAATAGAGCCCGGCTCATTGCCACAAAAACGGGGGCATAGGGGTCTATCTCTTGAGCCTAGGGAAAATAAAAATAAATCAATATCCTTAGGCTTAGAACCAAACCGATTGTAGCCTATATCTAATAAACTGATAAGCGAACATATAATAGCGATACGCTATTATGTACTGTCTAATAACACTATATCATAGGTAATATGTAAATAGGTATATAAATCAATAACTTAGTTTTGCGATATAAGCGACAATAATAATAAAGTAATACCATAGCTTGTCTCATACCATTATCGTGTAGCCATGGGCATTTTTAAGTTATT